GCAGCGTTTATTGTGGTGGCCCCAATTAGTTCAAGCTGGTTTACCTCGGCAGCCGACAAAGCACTTAATCCTATTGTTGTGTACAAATTATCATGCTCGCTTTTAATTGTATTAAGTTCGGTGCCAGTAACGGTCGTGTCAAGAGAAGAAAGCGCATCCCCTGGCTGGGTTGCGGTATCAGCATCAGCAAGGCTTGTCCCTATAGCAGCAACCAAATCTCCAACATCGATACTGTTCGCATCTATCGTGGCACTAATCGCTTGACCCGTAACAACAATATCTATGTCCCCGGCAGTTGTCCCGGTCGCAGCTACATGATCGTTATCTACCGAAAGCAAGCCCTCACCAATACCCCCGTCAGTGTAAGTCAACCCCGTTCCCGCCATACTTCCAACAAAGTCCTCCACCTCCTCTTCTGTAAGGTTTGTGTCTGTAGCCTTTAACGAGTTAGCTACAATCTCATCCCATTTGCCTGCACCCAAAAGCCCAGCGGAATCTGTATTTGCCTCTGGAAGTATAATGTCATTTGCACTACCGTCTGAGGTGATTCCATATGTAGTTGCGCTTACTGTCCCAGCTTCGAGGGTAGTAGGTACGTTTGTTACTTTTGCCGTATTGGTTACTATCGCAGAAGCCTGCCCAGAAGTAATTCCTGTCTTTGCTGTATTGGTTACTATCGCCGAAGTTTGCCCAGAAGTTATTGTTGTCGGCTTATTTAATATTAAAGCATCCCCAGTAGTGGCATCCCAGTTAGATTGAACATTTTGTTCTTGAGTAGTAACACCGACTTTAGCCGTGTTAGTTACTATCGCAGAAGCCTGCCCAGAAGTAATTCCTGTCTTTGCTGTATTGGCTGTGATTGCAGAAGCCTGTCCTGAAGTTATTGTTGTCGGCTTATTTAATATTAACGCATCGCCAGCAGTTTCGTTCCAGTCCGATTGAACGTTCTGCTCTTCGGTAGTAACGCCGACCTTTGCTGTGTTTGCGGTTACGACAAGATTGTTCTCAACCTCAGTATCAAAATCACTAATTGTGCTGGCGGCTTGAGTCCCAGTGTGGTTTGTCCTATCAAGAAGTGTGGCGTCAGAACTGTTCGCCGTCGCTCCGTCGGCTACATTTAAATCGCTTCTAGTTTCACTATAAGAACGACCCTCTAAAGTATCTGAATCTGTAAACCTGGCGTAATCATATTGAACTGGAGTTCCAGAAACATCTAAAGTGCCTGTGCTCGGAGCCCCCCATGCAATATCGGTCCCATCGCTAGTAAGAACCTGCCCGGTAGTTCCGGCGCCAAGTCTTGCAGTTGTTCCAGCGCTGGTCTTATAAATCAAATCTCCCCTTGTTGTCATTGGATCAGGAAAACCGCTCACCTTTGCAGTGTTAAACCCAACAGCTGTAACGAGAGCATTAAGGTCAACAGCCCCAACAATCGTTATCAGTCCGAGCTTAGACTGTTCAGCTGAAGTGTACGGCACTGCTACGGTTATTGAGTTTGCAGTATCGTTGTAAGTAAGCGTTCCATCGAGAAGCATGGCGCCGACAATATCTTGAATAGCCTCATCACTGGCACCACCTGTAACATCCCCGACATAAAGAAAAGAACCGTCGGTTAGCCAAGCATCAAACTCCGCTTTCGTATCAATCGTGCTGCTAATAAAATCAGCTACCGCAGATTGAGCCGCGGTACCGAGCGCCTGAGTCGTAACGCTAGACCCGCTAATCAAAAGGTATTCACCGTCCACAGCGGTCCAGCTATCCGGAAAGTCTAAAAGGTCAGTTGACTTTGCGTCCGCTGCATTTCCGATATAATCACCATTGGTGTTTGCAGCCCTGGCCGTTGTGCAAAAAATAACCAACATCGTTAAAACAACTAAAACATATGCCCAAAAAAATTTATTTTGAATCACTATGATCTCCTCCAACTTCCTACCATGTTAAGTAGTATCCATCTTTTTATTGAAAAAACAGGCTGAAGAGTTACAGACACATAAACCTGATCCGTATCGTTATAAATGCTTCCACCCTCAACGCCAAAGCCAACATAATCGCTTGCGTCGCCATCGATAATCAATTTCCCAGCGCCAAGTTTTGCCAGGGTAATCGGTGCTATCATGCCAGAGATTATTGCTGGCAGCGTAAAAGTCCTATCCTCGGTAGGATGAGTCATGCCAATTGTTTTACCCACACCAAGGTCCGCAGCCAAAACAGAGTAATCAATTTCTTTAATGCTAAAAGCCGAATCAGCCTGACCAGCAGTAACTGTGACAGGATACTCCCCAAACTCAAGAATAAGCTCAGAGGCTAAGGATGCACTTATTAAGTCGATCTCTACCGTTTCCTGTAAAAAATCAAGATATATATCGCCCATTATTCATCCACCTGAACAAGATCCTGGAGTTGTTTCCATGCAAAAGTTTCGCTGCTCATAATATTCCCAGCACTATCCTTGATTTGAAATTCAGCAAAATATTTTTCTCCGACTTCATTAACGGCAAAATCCATGTCTTCAGCAGAACAGTTGGTATTTGACAACCCGTTTGCATAAGGAGCTGTATGCTCCGTAGGGCCGATCTCTTTAAGCAATAACGCACCATTCTGGGCCAAGATACTATTGTCCGGATCAGCTTCAACCGCCACATCAGGGTCTGCTTCTTGTATCTTAATCGTGAACCAGATCGTCGCACCTGTAATATTAATCGGCTCATATGTGATAGCGCCAGTATCCGGGTCAACGGTTTTTGTTCGTACCCTTATAATGCTATTGAAGGAATCGCCCTTTTTATGTGTGATAACGTTCATGCTTCTCCCCTTGGATCGCCGACCAAATATTGGCCTGTAAAATTTTTATGAGCCGTGCTTGTCTTCTTGCCGGAAATTCCGTCCATTTTCAGTTCTGGATCCGGCTTAATATTTGCGTTTAAAAACATCTGATAAACAAGAACATCTTCATTCCTGGCCAAATAAGTCACAGGCCAAGGTTTTTGGGGGCCAGGAGCATAAATCCCCTTTTCCATAAGTTTATGTAAAATAACATAAGCACCTGCCTGCTTAGAGCGCAGGATCGGGCTGTATTCGCCATCTGAGCCATAAAGACCGAGATCGACACCCCATTGGCAGCCAGAGAACAAATAAGGGCTTAAAAGACCGTTGTTGCGATATCCGAAGCCATTGTGCCGTTCAAGATGATAACCCATCACCCCGACATCCCAATGATCGACGGTCACATAGTTTTGAAGGCCCTCAATTGCCGCAGTATGCCAGAACTTCCATGGGCCATGTCCTTTCGGCACGATTGTCGTCATCTCGTCAAGGCGCTGTCCGTTTAATATCTGCCGGTCGAAACTGCAGTCGCATTCCATTTCATGGATAAGCGCAGTAAAAACCCAGGGGATTCCAGTCTCTCCTTCGACGGCTTTATATTGGTTTATGCCAAAAATAATTCTCTCAACACAGATTTTCAGCTGATATTCAAAATCAGCAGAAGGAGTAATTCCATCAAAATACCTTTGATATTCATTTGGAGTTAAGCAATAAAGTCTTTTTGTCATGACCAACCCTCTCCAAGTTCTCCGGAATAAACAACTTCTGCGGCTTTTTTCTGAGCAATTCGCCATGCAAGACAACCTTCCGGGATTTCCGGAGCGCTAGATTCTTTAATTCGTTCTTTTTCTGATAACGCCAGACTTGCCAAGGCATCTGCAACAACTTCATCACCATGAGCGGATTTTGCGCCAGATGGATCCTGAGAGTTCGCGGCCTTTGAATGTTCAACTAACCCACCCGGTTTAACAATGAATTGCAGGCATTCGATATATGCCGGGGCAGACCTGTTAATAAACGTCTGAGAGCCCAAAGCATCCCGATAATTTTCAAACACATGCGTCCTGGCTTCCGGATTAAGAAAATAACCGGGTTCGTCAGTTACACGCTGGCCGACCTTCTTTTCCATCTTGCGGTAATAAATATTTCCATAACCTGTTGCCATGACTCTCATCGTAAAAGTTTTTCCAGTGGGCCCTGACGCATCCCAGATCATAAAAGCGTTATTAAAGAATTTTGCAAGGGCCATCGTATAGTTAGCGAATCCGTTTGGTCTGACGTGAGGTGTCCTCAAAACACCAATTTTTTCTCCGGTTGCGATATTAACAATCGATGACACGGAATTTGATGCACCAGTTCCAGCAGAAACATCTGACCCGATAGCAAATTTCATGTCATGAGGAATTTTCCCAGAAGAATTTAAAGGCAGCCAAAGAGAAATATCGCCATGAATGTTTTCAGTGAAGCGTTTCGGGATTTGTGTTTCTGGATCAAATTCAAGATCCCCGATTAATATCGGTGGCCGTGCGTTCTTTTTCCGCAAAATGTCGATCGTCTCCGAATCGAAAAACTGATAATCAGAACCCAGAAAATCAATGTCAAGTTCCTGTGCAATCTCCATTTCCGACACGCATCTTGAACATTCGTTGTCATACCATGGACTTCTGGTCTTTCCATCAAGGCGAAAAGGATAGTCTTCCGGAAATTTTACTTCCCGAGCTTCTTCCCCCTTTTTCCGAACAGTAACAACAG